AAAAACACACAAAGATTCAAAATATGCATTTGTGTACAGAGCCGCCGTTGAAGTCGCAAAATTACAAATTGACCTCAGTCTGGAGAAACCTTTAGAAGTGGGTGATAAGGTCAAAATTATTTCACCAGAAGAAAATGATCCGGAAAAGAACTGGAACACGGAAATGAGTCAGTATCTTGGTACTATTATGACAATCAAGAAGGTTTGCAGAGGCGGCTACTACATGGAAGAAGACAATGAGAAATGGTACTGGAACAATTACCGGATTGCCGGAAAGGTCGAATAATGAGTGATCTTCACTTTATGCCCCATCAGGAAGAGGTGCTGAACTTGACTGATGATAAAAACAGGTGCGCTTACTATCTGGATATGGGGCTTGGTAAAACATTTGTCGGTGCTGAAAAAATGTATCTCCTGAATAACAATGTGAACCTGATCGTATGCCAGAAGTCAAAGATTGAGGACTGGGTTGACCATATTAGAACATTTTATCCGGAATATTGGGTGATGGACCTGACCAATAAAAACGATAGTTCGGTATTCCGGAAGATCATGGAAAGCAAAGGAATTTATGAATTTACGAGTCAGATTGTCGGTGTGATCAACTATGATTTGATATTCAGGCGTTCATATATAGCCCATATAACCGACTTTACATTGTTACTTGATGAATCAAGCCTTATATGCAACGAAAACGCTAAACGGTCAAAATTCATATTGAAGTTACAACCGGAAAGCGTGATCTTGCTGTCAGGTACACCAACAGCAGGAAAGTATGAACGGTTGTGGTCACAGCTTAAGTTGTTAGGTTGGGATATTAACAAGAAAGCCTTTTATGCTTCCTATGTTCAGACAGAATGGATTGAAAACGGTGATGGATACAAGAAAGAAGTAATCACAGGATATAAGCACGTTGAGCATTTAAAGAAAAGACTTACACAGTTTGGTGCAGTATTCATGAAAACAGAAGAAGTGATTGAACTTCCTGAACAGACCGAACAAAAGATTTTCCTGAATGTTACCAATGAATATAAGTTTTTTATCAAGCATGACTATCTGGAACTGGATACCAAAAATTTAGTCAGATTTAAAGATGATTCGGACTATTACGGTGAAGATATAACGCCAATGGTTGAACTGATCGGTGATAACAGCCTGACGAAAACATTGTATTGCAGACAGTTGTGCGGACAGTGGCATAAAAGTAAGCAGGACGCTTTCCGGGACTTGCTGGAATCTACGGAAGACCGAGTTATTGTGTTCTACAACTTTAATGAAGAATTAAGCAGACTGACCAAAATCTGTGATGCACTGGAAAGACCATATTGTGCAGTAAACGGTCAGTGCCGAGACCTTAGAGCATATGAAAAATACGACAATTCAGTAACGTTTGTGCAGTACCAGGCTGGTGCAATGGGGTTGAATTTACAGAGAGCGAACAAAATCATATATTTCACGCTGCCACTCGGAAAGGGATCTTGTGACTTGTGGGAACAGTCAAAGAAACGTATACACCGTATAGGTCAGAGTAGACCATGTTTCTACTATTACCTACTGGTAAAGGGAAGTTTTGAAGAAAGGAATCTTGCAGCATTACGGGAAGGGAAGGAATTAACCGATGACTTATTTGAAAAATAAAGTGCTTTTAGGTATGGCAAAGCTGAATATTTTATCATTTCTGATTTCAGCGTGCTTTGTAGATGGACAATCATGGATCCCCTTTTATATCTGTTGCGTAAATACAACCTGGCTGACATTATTCGGTTATGCAAACAATTGGTTTGAAGGTGGTGATGAATTATGACGTGTGGTGATTGTGTAGAAAAGAACCGGTGTATGGAACGATCACGGGATTATTGCTGTACATCATTTAAAAAGAAGAAGGTGAGCGAATGCCTGCAGAAAAAAACTTTGAGAACAAAGTAAAAAGATACCTGGATGATTATGGTTGCTGGTGGCTAAAATACTGGGGCGGTGCAGCTTATACGAAAAAAGGGATACCTGACATACTGTGTTGTTCTGATGGTATGTTCCTCGGTATAGAGGTAAAAGCTCCAAACGGTAAGCCGAGCCTATTACAGTTGTATAATCTGCAAGAAATCAGAGCGTCTGGCGGTTATGGGATTTTACTATATCCAAAGGATTTTGAAAAGTTCAGAGAGTTCAATGAACACAAAGAACAGGATAATGCTTGGTATCTCGAAAATATAAAATACCAGTCAGACTGGAAAAAGAAGTTAGAAAAGGAGAGTTAAAATGGCAAGAACAGAACAGATTAAATATTTCCGTAAAGTGATGCTTTCCACGGAAAGAGAGGGAATGGAAGATCTACTGGGTTTCATGCAGGAGCTTGGATTTTATGATGCTCCGGCGTCTGGTGGGAATCATTGCTGTAAAGACGGCGGCCTTCTGGAGCATACAGTAAATGTTATGCAGTATGCAGAAAAAATCGGTGTGACATTACTCGGAGGTGAGGCATACGACAAGATTCACAACAGTGTGATTATTGCAGCCGGATTGCATGATCTCGGTAAGTGTGGGAGATATGGAAGTCCGTATTATGTGGAGAACATGATCCAGGATGGAAGACCAACCAAAAAAAATCCGGAACAGAAGTATAAGAGATCTGAAGCAAAACCTTTTAAAGTCAGCCCGGATTTATGCCACATTGACCACCCGCTCAGATCAGTAGAGCTGGCAGCACGTTACATAGATCTTACTGAGGAAGAGGAACATGCTATTTTCTACCATGACGGGGCATATGGTAGTCTGGCGTATGATCTGAAAGGGCATGAAGAGGTTGTACAGATTATTGTACACTTTGCAGATTTCTGGGCGGCCCAGTTCCTTGAACCGGGAAAACTCGACAGATTCAATGAAACAGGTGTACCGGAAGAATCAGGTACTGTGAAAGAAGGTGATGAATAATGCAGTATCAGGTATACAAAGAAGATACCGGAGAAATGGTTGCATGGATTGATCCAGAGAGCATAGTGCAGATTGTCAAAAATGGGTATGCAATCAAATGTGGTGAAAATTTAAAAGCTAATGAAAGTGAGGATGAAGAAAATGAGTAGTGCAAAGAAACACAAACAGAGAAGTCACAGAAGTTACAGAAATAATGTTGCAACCGCTGAACATTTTCAGAACAGACAGGTCCTGAAGGTGTCACAGCAGAATGTGATGAAAGAAAAGGGTAATCTTTTCACGAAGTTAATGGGCTTATTTAAGAAAGGGGATAAATAAACATGGCACAGATGGTTTTGATTATGGGTGAATCCGGTACAGGAAAAAGTACCAGTATGAGAAATTGCGATCCGGAAACAACAGCGATCGTCAATCCGGTCGGTAAGCCGTTACCGTTCAAGGGTAAATTTACAACTCTGAACGGTGAAACGGAATCCCGTAAAATCTGCAAATTCATGAAGGAACAGGCAGCCGCCGGAAAGAAACTGATTGTGGTTGATGACTTCCAGTATATCCTTTCCGTTCCGTACATGAATCGTATTAAGGAAAACGGATGGGATAAGTGGAATGACTTTGGTGCAAATTACTTTGAGATTATTGAGGTCTGCAAGAGTCTTCCAGATGATGTGATCGTTGCTTACCTGAGTCATTCCGAAACCCTTGAAAACGGTGTGACTACCATTAAGCTGATCGGGAAATTGCTTCGTGAGAAAATCACGATCGAAGGACTTTTTACAATCGTCCTCAGGACCGGCGTGAACGAAGGAAAGTATTATTTCTACACACAGAATAGTGGAAAGGATACGGTAAAGAGTCCAATCGGGATGTTTCCGGCATACGCCATTGACAATGATTTGAATTATGTAGCCGATAAGATCCGCAATTTCTATGAAATGGGAAACTATAAGACGGATGCAGAAATGGAACAGGCTGATCAGGCTGTTTCCTCTGATCTTGAAAAACCGGAAGGAAGAAGTAGACGGACAAGAGGAAAAAAAGCGGATTCAGTTCAGGCAGAAGCACCGGAAGAAAAGACTGGAAGAACACGTAAGAGCAGATCAGAGGTTCAGGCAGAGAATGAACAGAAGATTGAAGAACATGATGCAAAGGTCAGTGAAGCTTTGGATGAGGCTTTTCCTGGACAGGAAGAAGTCCCGTTTGATGAAGCTGCAGACGTTGCTGATACAGTACCGCAGCCAGATTTACAGAAACCACCGAGAAGAACACGTAAGGAAAGAAATGCTGAAAAAGCGGATTCTGAATCCATCACACTGGACACAGACACATATTTCTATATTCCTGCTGACGATAACTATGTGATGAAACACGCTGGCGATACTTCACCGGAAGGTGGAGAGGTAATCACCAAGGAAGAATTTAATGCAGGTGTCAAAAGACTTGCACAGGAGAAAACCACTGTATCTGATGAACCTTTAGACGGTGCTATGAACCAACCTGAACAGCATGTTAGGGGTCAGAGACGTAGAAGAAGATCATAGTAAATATAAATTTATTTTTAAGAAAGACGAGGTAAAAAATTATGGCAGTAGATTTTAGCGCATTTGATGAACAGGTAGATCTGGAAGAGTTACAGAAGGAGGTTCAGGACGCTCCTGAAACAAACTTTACGGATGTTCCGGACGGGGAATACGAGATAAGCTTTGACAACATGGAAATCAAAGAGACAAAGGCGAAGGACAAGCTGATGTTCTCAGTTCAGTGTAACATTCTGGACGGTGATCAGAAAGGAAGAAAGATTTTCTTCAACCGTACCATTTCCGGAAATACTTCACCGAAGTGGACGAATGCAATGGCGATCAAGTCAGTTATTACATGGCTGGACAAGCTGGAAACAGAGACAATCCCGGAATTTGTAAATTATGCGGACTTTGCGGACTGTGTTCTGGATATCTTCCAGGAAGTACAGGGGAAAGTTGGTGCAGCGATTACATACAAAGCCAACAACTTCAACCCGATTGTTATCAATGAAGCATTTGATATGTAACAAGTACACCCGGAGGTTTATCCTCCGGGAATAAAAAGGTAGGTGTGATAATCATTATTTTCTATGATTTTGAAGTTTTTGAGTATGACTGGCTTGCTGTATTCATCGACGTAACTGCAAAAAAAGAATATGTGATAATCAATAACCGTGACGAGCTAAAATCCTTATATGAAGCAAATAGGAAGGACATATGGGTTGGATTTAACAACCGACATTATGACCAATATATATTTAAGGGTATTCTGCTTGGTATGAATCCGAAAAAGATCAATGACTGGATCATCGTAGATAAAAAGGAAGGATGGCAATATTCTCTCGCATTCAATAAGATTTCAATGATCAATTACGACGTAATGCCGAACCCTCCGGTCGGCCTGAAAACACTGGAAGGATTCATGGGATCCGATATAAAGGAAACGGATGTTGACTTCCGGATCAGGAGAAGACTGGCACAGGAAGAGATCCAGCAGACAGTTAAGTATTGTCGGCATGACGTAGAACAGACCATTGAAGTGTTTCTTAAAAAGATCAGTGAATTTAATGCAATGCATGGGATTATCCAGGCATTTCCGGATATTGTCGGACTGTCTGATATCGGAGACAGTGAGGCAAGAATCGCGGCAAAAGTCCTTGGATGTACCAGAAGATACTTTGAAGATGAATTTGACTTTTTCTTCTTGCCGTGTCTGAGACTGAAAAAATACAAATATGTTCAGGACTGGTTTGAACAGAAGAGGCAAGAAGCACTGTCTATGGATCTGGCACATAAGGACAAATATTTAAAGCAAACTTGGTATAAATCACAGAACCTTGAAACAATCGTAGCTGGAATACCACACACATTTGGTTTTGGTGGTCTACACGGTGCGCCGGATAAGCCGGTACACCGGAAAGGTCAGATTCTTCACGTAGATGTAAATAACTACTATCCATCATTGTTGATTGCATGGATGTTAGTTACAAGAGCAGCAACAAACGATAATTTTAAATTGGTATACGATACCAGAAAAACCATGAAGAAAAAGCAGATTGCAGCTGCTAAGGCTGGAAACAAAGCAGAAGCGAAACGATGGAAAAAAGCACAGCTCCCTTATAAGAAAATCCTGAGCGGTGCAATGAAGGACGCAACTAATGCTGCATATGATCCGCGAAACAATAACTGTATGTGTATCAACGGTCAGCTGATGTTGCTAGATCTGATTGAGCATCTGGAAGCCGTACCGGGACTTGAACTGATTCAGAGTAATACAGATGGTCTGATTATCTGGATTCCTGACACTGATGAAGCCTTTAATATGGTTGATGATATTTGTTGGGAATGGGAGCAGCGTTGTTCCACTGAACAGTGTTCAATCTTGCTTGAACTGGATAATATCTCAGAAATCTATCAGAAGGATGTTAATAACTATTTGTGGGTTGATATTGACGGTGGTGTTGAAAGAATCGGGGCGTATGTGAAAGAACTTTCACCGATAGACAATGATCTGCCAATTCTGAATAAAGCACTGGTTGACTACATGGTACATAAGACACCGGTAGAGCAGACTATCAATCAGTGTAACGACCTGATCATGTTCCAGAAGATTGTGAAGCTGTCAGATAAATATGATTTTGTAGAGCATGAACATGGAAATGGTCAGGTTGTGAGATCAACAAAGCACCGAGATGGTACACGAACAGAGTTATGGTCATATCCGGCACTGAAAGAATACTATTATAAATCTTATCGAGTTTTTGCATCTAACCGAATGAGTGACGGAAGGTTGCTGAAAAGAAAGATAGAAAAACCAAAGGGTGAAAAATTCGGAAACACACCTGATCACAGCTTTATCACTAATGATTCAGTGGTCAGGGTTAAAGTACCACCAGCACTTGATAAACAGTGGTATATAGATTTAGCAAAGAAGAGATTGAAGCAGTTCGGAATCACAGCATAACGGAAGGTGAAAATATGACAGACATTACAATCAAATATGATCATGGTCAGATGCTTATCCACTTAGATAATTTTTTATCTGATAGGAAAATTTCAGAGGTCCGCAAGCTGATTAAATTGATCAGACAGAGTTACACACCTGAATGTGAAGAACAGATAAAAGAATATATACAGTGTGGAGTAAAAGAGTTGGACAACATTATAATGATTACAGAAAAGAGAATTGACCGGAATGAGGCAGAAGTGAAAGACGCAGAAAAGGATCTGAAGACCTGGTTATATTTTCGATCACTTCATAAGAAGGGGAGTGATGGTTACAAGCATTACATGATGAAAGTTAAAGAAGGTCGGGATATGTTAAAAGATAAAAAGGCGGATTTGAGATCAGCCGAAAAGGAATACGAGGACAGCATCAGAGACAAAAAATTTTTCAGTAAGTTACTGTCAGGGATATTCAGTTAAAGGATGGTGAAATGTGGTGCTATACAAGGGGTACATAAAGACAAAAGGCAAGAAAGCGATCGAAGCGTTCAAAGACAAAAAGAAATACCGGACATACGATGAAGTGAAAGATCTGGACGGATTCGGCGGCGTGCTTGCCGAGGACACCATCCTGATTGACATAGATGATACTGAACAGTCTGAAATCTTAATGAATATTGTAGAAGAATTACAGCTTGACTGCCGGGTATATCAGACTTCCAGAGGACGGCATTTTCTTTTTAAGAATCACAGCATTACCAGAAATCGGACACATGTACCTCTTGCGGTAGGTCTGACGGCAGACATCAAGCTTGGTTCACGATCCAGTTATGAAGTCATTAAGATTAACGGTGAGGAACGGTTTTGTGAATGGGACATTGTGGATGGTGGTGAGTACCAGGAAGTACCAAAATGGTTGTTTCCAGTTCGTACAAGTGCCGATTTCCTTGATATGGATGCAGGTGACGGACGCAATCAGGCATTATTCAATTATATCCTGACACTTACATCAAATGATTTTAGTGTTGATGATACAAGAGAATGTATCAGGATTCTGAACAGATTTGTTCTGAAAGAGCCGTTATCTGATGATGAACTGGAAGTGATTCTTAGGGATGAAGCATTTCAAAAACCTGTATTCTTTTGTGATAAGACATTCCTGTTTGACCGTTTTGCAACATGGCTTAAGAACAATGAAAATGTAGTCAGTATCAGTAATCAATTACATATCTATCAAGATGGAATTTATCAGGTAGGGTATAAGGCTATTGAAACAGCTATGATCAATCAGATACCTAACCTGAAAAAGACACAGCGAAGAGAAGTATTAGAGTATATGGAACTTATAGCTGATGAAAAAGCACAGGCAGATGCACGTTATATAGCATTCAGGAACGGTGTGTTGGATATTGTGACCGGACAGATGCAACCATTCAGCCCTGATTTGGTTATTACCAATCAAATACCTTGGGACTATAACCCGGAAGCCTACAGTGAACTTGCTGATGATACACTGAACAAATTAGCTTGCGGTGATCAACCGATCAGGGCATTACTGGAAGAATGTATTGGCTATTGCTTTTACCGCAGGAATGAACTTGGTAAGGCATTCATTCTTACCGGGGACAAGTCCAACGGTAAGAGTACATTTCTGGATTGTGTAAAGGCAATTCTCGGAGAAGATAACATATCAGCTCTGGACCTCAAAGAGCTGGGGGATAGGTTCAGCACATCCATGATGTTCGGGAAACTGGCAAATGTTGGTGATGATATCGGAGATGACTTTCTGCAGGGTGGACAGGTTGCCACATTCAAGAAAGTCGTCACCGGTAACAGAATCAAAGCAGAACGAAAAGGTCAGGATCCATTTGAGTTCAACCCTTACGTAAAGCTGTTATTTTCAGCGAATGACATACCGAGAATGAAAGATAAGACCGGGGCGGTACTGCGTAGGTTGGTGATCATCCCGTTCAATGCAAGGTTCACCAAGTATTTACCAAGTGGTGAGATTGATCCGGACTACAACCCGTATATTAAATATGAACTCATTGAACAAAGTTCACTGGAATATCTAATCAGGGTTGGAGTGGAAGGTCTGAGAAGAATCATCGAAAATAATGAGTTCACGAAGTCAGACAAGGTGACAGAACAGATAAATGAGTATGAGAATGAGAATAATCCAATCAAAGCATTTATTGATGATTGTGGTGTTGAAATGATTGAGAACGAACCAACTGGTGACGTATACCGCAGGTATCAAATATTCTGTGCGGATTGTGGTATGCAGCCAATGTCAAATATCGTATTCAGCAAACAGATCAATAAGCGGTTAGGCTTTGAGGTAGAGGTTACAAAAATAAGCGGTAAATCAATCCGGGTATTCAGGAGGGTATAGAGATGAGACTGATTGATGCAGATGCATGGATGGAATCTATCGATCCGGTAGAGCTTATTTTCTCCAATGTAGACGTTGTTAATACGCTGAATCATGTACCAACGGCATATGACATAGACAGAGTGATGGAACAACTGAGTCTGGAACGGTCAAAGGCAGCCATATCTTTGAGCGAAAGTAAAGGAACAGCTTATGAGTTTTGCGATCGTTGTGTTCTGGATGCTTATGAAAAGGCGATAGCAATTGTGAAAGGTGGGTGGAATAGATGAGTAATAAATGGATTCCAACAGCAGAGAGGCTTCCGGGGCATAGAGAATTTATAGAGGCCTATGATTCAAGTAACTATGGTGCAGCGGAGTTTCTGGTCACAATCGAAGGAGCAGATAAGGTTGTGGCGTGGATGCCGCTTCCGGAAAGGTATAAGGGATAAATGGAAGAGGATAAATACACAATGTATGTGGTAAAAAAGATTTGTATATGGATGATAACAGCTATAACCATTTTGATAGCAATGAAATGGACGGGATCAGCGTGGTGCTTATGGGCGTTTCTTATCCCGGCATTATTGGAATGACAAGGATAGAAGGTGATAATTTGCAGGAGAAACGAAGCAGAAAAGAGCAACGGCGGGACAGGCAGCAGCATTATGAAGAGTTGGAGAGCCGGCATGATGCAAAGGCGTTGGAGAGATTTAAGCGACCGGCTTACCA